TACCTTCTCTTAAATCTTTTGCTTGTTTTTTCAATATATCTGAATTTTGACCAACGACCTCTCTGTAATTGCCTTGTATCTTGTCTATCTGCTTACCAATATTTAAACTCTTCGGAAATCCACTACCATACAACCAAATACATTGATCTCTGATTTCAAACCCAGCATCTTCTATGGCACACGCCATTCTATGATATGTTCGTGATCCACTGAACGCTATCAAATGACCTCCAGGCTTCAGCAACTCATAACATTTACGCCAAGTGTTTGCTTGGAAAGCTATATCACCTCCATCCCACTCTTTGCCCATAAAACCTTTTGATGCCCTAGCAAACGCTCCGTCTGTACCGAACTGTGCTGGTGCCGAACCCTCTTTACCAAATCTTTGGACTATAGATGTAAGGTGATAC